GTCGGGCTCCTCCAGGTCGCCCCCTTGCACGGACAGCCTGAGAGCCGCCGTGTTGGGGTCTTGCTGGTACCGGCCCGCCTTGACTTCTGAGATTCTAGTGGGATCTAAGTGAGGCACATTGGTGATACACACCTGGATGAGACCCTCGACGATCCGGTCGATCAGCATCGGGACGATATGGTTAGCCATACACGCCCCTCATCCTGGCTGGCATGCGCTCCATTTCGATCCGGAAACGCTCCAGGTAGTAAGTGGACATGTCCCGCATGGGGTTCATGACCGGCGTGCCGCTGTCAACCTCGACGTTCCATTGCCGGATGTTGGCAGCGGAGGAAGCTTTGTCCAGTAGTGCATAAGACGCTGCGTAGAACACCAGCGCCCTACTTACCCAGGCAGGGGCTTCGATGACATCATCGTCATCAACAGGAACCTCCCAGGTAGCACCGTAGTGCAGCACGATAGTCGATGTAGGCGCATTTGCAAGGCTTAGATAGCCTTCGGGGTACTCCATCCAGTCCTGGTTGCTCTCCAGATCGGCGCCGGGAGACTGGCCTGCCGAAAGCAGGTTTTGCGGGATATACAGCCCGCTGTCTGTGTCGAACACCGCAGTCACCCGGTACATGTCTGCAGGCATCTCGAAGGCAACAGCCTCGCCGTCACCATCGAATGTCTCGATTGCGGTCTTGAAGACCCAGGGCAGGATAGATTCCAGGGCGGCGACGATGCCGTCGTCCACCAGAGCACTCGTGTACTGGCCTCCCGAAGGATCGGCCAGCACCCGGTATACCCTTTCACGGATCTCGGAGAGCGTCGCCATTTAGCTACCCATCGGGCCCTTGACACGGACAGAACCCGAAGAGAACACGACTTCGAAGACTTCGGGAGCGTAGGGCTGGTGGCCCATGCGATCGTTCCAGGAGAAGCGGTAGATGCTTTCCAGGTCATCGATGGGTGGCGGGGTGTGCAGGCGGATTGGAGCAGCGACNCCGGTGACGACGCCCTGCGGAGCACCCACGAAGATAGACGAGTGGACGTTGANGCCCTTGGTCACGTACCCGAAGACGCCCGCNCCCATGTTGGTNGCGAAGTCCAGCATGATCGGCTTGTCCAGCAAGATCCGGTCTTCTGCTGCATCGATCCCGACCACCCGGCGGTTGTGCAGCGTACCATCGAAGGGATGGACGCCGCCCGTGACGCCGAAAGCGTTGGTGCGTGCGGTGTGGATCGTGATGATGTCGTTGAGATTGAGATTGGCTTCCAGGGTGCCCTCGACTGGAGTACCGGAGAGCTGCAGGTAGTGAACGATCCCAGGATCGGGCAGGAGCGAGGTCTGGCCCACTTTGTAGGTGCCGTCGACCTTGGTGGTCGCAGGATTGGGTGAACCGTCGCCAGCGTGAGCGGCTGCGGAGATGGTGTCCTGGAACTCGATGGTTCCGCAGTTCCACAAGACGAGGCGGGGGCTTTCCACAAAGCGGACGTTCTTGTAGGTGCCGACCTCGTACTTGAAGAGCATGTCGGGAGCGGCGTACTTGGCAACCTCGACCCAATCAGGGTCTGCCTGGATGTCGAAGATGACGCCCGGGGTGGTGTAGCACACGATCGCACCTGGTGTGCCATCCGGGTTCAGGGCGCCGTTGACCTCACGGTATTTCATGCCGAGCTGGATGGTCGGGGGGATGTCGATAGTCATCTTATCGGCAGCTTCCAGGTCGGCGAAGTTGGTAGCATCCCCGGCGTAGTAGACGTACCCGGTTTGCTCCAGAGCGCCCTGGATCAGGGCATTCCGGGCCAGGTAGTCATGAACGTCGATGATGTTGACACCGAGCACCCGATTCAAGATCGAGCGCAGGCCAGCTTGCCCATTGGCCTTCCAGTAGGTGACCAGATCGTCGTATTCGTGCATGGCGACCTTACCACCGTGATGGGAAAAGCTGATTTCGATTGCACGGCTGTCGATGTGCATTGCAGGGAGCCACAACTGCCGAGTNGCCAGGGCGTTGTAGTTCGCATGCGGCTCAAGGATCTGAGTGACAACCATGCTGGTGGCCCGGACATCGCCCAAATTACGGGCGTAGGTCACGATATCCGAAAACAGACCTCTGCTGCGGAATAGGGCCAGGACGTCAGGGTCGTACCATACACGCTGATTTTGATCCAGCACTTCTACTGGATTATCAGCATAGTATTCACTAATAGGATCGGCCATTTCACACCTTTTCTAAGACTTGGGTTTTTTGGCGAGAAGGATAGCATCCCATTTTGTCTGCCACTCGGCGAAAGCTTTGTTGTCTCGACCTGCTGTTTCGACCAGCTTTCCCCAAACAAATTCTTCGGTCTCGACTGCCCCGTTATCCGGGGGAGCGCTCGGGCTGGTCTTGCCGCTTCCGGGAGGAGTTGCGCCGCTCATCAGTTTCTTGAGATCGGCACCCACCACGCCGGAGAGAGTCTCACGGAACTTCGTGAGCGCTGCTCGGGTCTCGTCTTCGCTATTGCCTTGTGGTAGCTGGCCCAACGCCTCGAAGGGCGCCAGTTCGGGAAATTCTCCCATCACCAGCTTGCCACGAGAGAGCTGGGCCTCGACGGTAGTCTTCTCGCCTTTCAGGGTTTCGGCTTGCTTGGTCAGATCGGCGATCTGCTTCTGAAGGACACTCAATTGGCTGTCCTTTGACGTACCACCCTGGGAGAGCTCTTCAACTTGGGCTGTAGCAGCCTGGAGCTTGAGATTCAGATCGGAGATGGCTTTATCCGTCTGCGTCTTAAGCTTTTGGTAAGTTGTCTGCAGACCCTTATATGAAACTTCCCAATCCTTGGATGGCGTCTGAGTGGGCTCAATCTTAGGCTCCACTGGAGGAGCGTCGACGATAGGCTCAGTCGGGGTTCCGGTGTCGTCGGTCATTCTGGTTTCTCCTTCTGCGGTTTCTGTGGTTTCTGTGCGGCAGGTTTTGCGCTTGCTGCTGGCTTCTGCCCTGGCACTCCAGCAGGCTCGGGGGGCTTGGTGATCTCAGCCATCTCTTTGAGCTGTACCTTGATCGCATCGTACTCCCCTTCGGGGTCTTCGATATCGTCAAGCAGCGAGAGTAGATGTTCGAGACTGCCCAGGTGGGCACTCGCCCGGTTAACTAACTCGTTGACAAAGACCTCACGGTCTCTTGGCAGCATGGGTGCCCACCGGCGCTCGATGCGCATATCTGTCACCTCTTTCGGCAGATTCGGCATATTAGGCACGCTCATGGCAACTTTCAGCAGCATGCTGTCCAGCAGTGCAAGCGCATCGGCCCAATAAATACGCTCCATCGAAGTATGTGAGAGCAGGGGCCACATCCTCATCGCCAGGGTCAGGGCACTACGCTGCGAGCCCTCGTCTTCACCATCTGCGACAGCCGGAATAAAAGCTTCACGCCGGAACTGGTTATAAAGCTGCTCGTTAAGCTCCTTCATGGCAGTCGAGGCTTGAGCTGCGCCCAGCTCTTCCATTGCCGGACTGCCCTCTTTTCCCGTGATCGAGGGATTAGGCGGGAGCTGTACAACACGAAGACCCGACGCAAGTTCATAAACGTCGGGCCTCCCGGAGGTATTGCTGATTACGTAATAGCGGTGGCTGTCATCGCTCACGGCATCGCCATAGTCGGCTACCCGCTTATTCATCTCCTCCACAATACCCTGGACGTTGGTCGTGATCAGGCTCTCCCCATAATAGCCCGTGGTGCGCACGTGAGGGATATAGACAATCGGCACACCGCCAAACTCATGCCTGCCCTGATAATAAAGGCTCTGGCCCGTTACCGGGTCGCTCTTGCCACTCGGGACGATCACTCCGTTGATGGTCACTTCATAATAGTCGGGCTCCCAATATTCGACGTAATAGACCAGTTCATCTGGAGGAAACTCCATCCCGTACACCCGGTGAGCTTCTTTTGGAGAAATCGACTTGACGATCCAGGCTTGCTCCAAACGAAACTGGTCTCCGGCCATCGGGATACCGACAAAGTTAGCCGGGTGTATGCTCTCGATCCGGATCGGGATCTTCCTCCAGGTATGCTCGGGCACGTAAGACGCCTTGAAAACGGCTCCACCCAGGATCTGGCTGGTAATGCCGTTAGAGAGCATGAGCGATCGACCGTTATTGTCGTACCAGAGTCTATTCAGGAAATTCTGGCCGATCTTGGCCTGATTCTTGAGCTTGCGGTCATCCGGGTGCAGGATAGGCAGCGCCAGAGGCTTGCTGTCGTTCTCTGACTCGCCGAAGAGCGCATAAGCATGCTTGTAAACTGCCCCCTTGATTGGGTTTATCTTGATCGGGTACTTCTCGACTGTGCGCCCGCCCTGGACTTGCTTCTCTTCGAGCTTGACGCCGCTAAACCAGGCTTCCAGTTCGTTGTAGATCATGCGCCTGGAGTGCCATTCGCTCTCGGGGAAATCGTGAATCTGGTTTAAATTAAACGTGCCAAGTTTTATCTCCCCCAATAATTCGTTTATTTGGATGTAGTTTGGCACAAAAAACCCTCACATAAGCAATATTCGGCTGTATTGGCGATCTCATGTGAGGTTTTATGTTAAAACGGGGATTTATGTCGTGTAGTCGAGTATATAGGCTATTATCTCTCCTGTCAATAGCCTCAGACGTGTCTGAGGGTCATTTAACGCCTAAAATCACGATTCCGGCTCGTAAAGTCCCGATTCGGGTTATGTTCAGCGTCGATAGTCTCTCGTGGCCGCAGGCTGTCGGACGTTTCTTGCAATTGCCTGGAGTAACGGGATAGCTTCACCGCCGTTTTCCATCTCACGATCGTCTCCAACGTTGTAATACGCCCGGATAACGAACGCCGCCATTGCGAGAGTAGCAACAATATCCTGTGCAATTTTCGGCTCTCCTCCCCTATCCAGCAGGGGATCATAGCTATACATCTGCATTTTGATGCCTTTGGCAATATCGGCCCACCTGATCAGGCCCATTTCGACCAGGTTCCGCAGGCTCAAGAGCATATTCATCTTGCGACCGACCGAGAAATCCATGCCGGTGACCGGGATCTGGCCCCAAAGACCTCTTAGGGGCTGTCCGTCCCATATTTTCTGCAAGTTCATGAGCTGAACCATGCCAGCCTGGGGGCCGGTGCTGTCGACCCCACAGAAGATAGGCCGGTATTTCTCCTTATACTCGTAAAACTTGTCGATAAAGGGCTGAATATGCCGATTCCCGTTGCCCCACCAAAAAGCGGTGATGATAGCCGGCTGTTCGGGCAATTTCGAGGCGTCCAGAACCGCTATACAGGGCGCGTTCCGGGCAGGAAAGGTGCCAGTGCCAGGATCGCCGAGCAAAAAGCAGTAATCGCTCGTTTTCGGCATCTGGTACTCGACTGCCCCCAAAGTCGGCGCTTTCACCAGTTTATAGCCAAAATCGCCTCTTTCGGTCTTCTGCTCCAAAAATTCACTCAAATATGGGTCTGCGGCTGCGGCAACCCGGGATTTAGCAAAATACTTGCCCCGTCCTTCGGGACGCATGCCCAAAAGTAGCCTTTCCTGCTCCTCGGGGTCACGAATAAACTTAAGGCTGTTTCTGACCTGCCGGTCTGTGACGTTCTTATTAGCGCTCGTAGGAACGCTGATGCTTAAACATTCTTCCGGGTTATCGATCGCCAGGTCGTAGAAGTAGTACACGTGGCCTGCGCTCTCGTTATCCCAGGGATTGGTCATCAGGGACATCCGCCCCAGGAACTCCCTGCCTCTTGAGGTCTTGCCGGTCAAGCGGGTGGACAGGTTCATAAGAGCCTGGTCAAGTTGGTCGATCAGGGCCGCTTCGTCGAGATTGATCCAATCGCCTCTCCAGGAGAAGATTTTCGCAGCCTGTTTATCCATCGACATAAACTCCAGGGTGCTGCGGTACTTGGATCGGCCTACTTT